CGCCTACTACGTCTGGTGTCCATTGCAGGGCAGGAGCAAAAGGGCCGAAGGCTTGGACGGAAGTATTGCCACCAAGAGTCAAAGTTAAAGCACTAGTGCTGTTATCCACAAACCTATTGGATTGACAGGTAAGTAACGATGTGTTGGTTACAGCCGTTAAAGCTGCTGTTGGCGGTGTAAAGTTGGCTGCGTATAAAGCCGTTCCTTTAACCACACGGAAGTTTGATATGTAGCCTAAAAATGGCGATGAACTTAAATCAGACGCAATAATTCCAATAGCTGATGCGCCACTGTTTGTATATGTGTTTGTGTCTGTGTAGTTTGTATTTGATTGAATGCCGTTGATAAAAATACGTGTCGTACCGCTGGCTTTGCAAATAGCAAGATGCACCCATTGGTTAATAGGCACGGCTGTAGTAGTTGATGTTCTTGTCGCGCCACTAGCGCCCTGAAATGCTAATAACCCAGTTGTTAGGATGCGCCAAATAAAACGTACAGAAGAGTCGCCGTCAAAAATATCTATGAGCGTTCTATTATCAGAATAGTTTGCAAGGTTTATAAAACACTCAACAGTCCAATCACCTGAACCTAAAGCAAGCGCAGAAGTGGCGCTAGGCATACTGAGGTAATCACCACTGCCATCAAAATAGTTACTCCAATACCCCGGAGCCTGACTAAACGGCGAGAACGATCCTTGGGTAGTGTTACCGTTTCTTGTAATAAAAAAGTTGTTGGTGCTACCGTCTAAGAAGGTCTGATTCTGCGAACCGCTGCCTGTACCGTCTGCTTGCAATAGCAGAGTGGTGTTCTTGAAATTAGGGTCAGTTACCCATTGCTGATTAGACTGAGCTTGAGCTTGCGACTCTAGCGTCCATACACCATTGTATTGTGGCATTTTATAGCCCCGTTATTTGTTCTGAAGTCAATGCAGCTACATCGCTGCTAGTAAATGCAGGTAAGTCAGTTGAAGATAAATCAACCACCGCTTGTGACGTAATAGCAACTTTTGGCTGCGTCTTTAGCACGTTCAAATCCATCGTAGGCAAACCAGCAGGAACTTCTTGCTGCACCACTACAGGAGCCACAAACAAATTAGTTACTGGGTCATACGTATCACCAATACCGGCAAACTTGCCACGGAATGTAGCGTTGTAGCTTGTCTGCTTCCAGTTAGTATGACCGCCTGACCAAGCAGTAAGGAATGCAATACCTTTGTCTTCAGATTCAACTAAAGACACGACTACATTGCCGTTCTCGTCTACCGTATCTTTGCTGGTGACTAGCTCATGGTTGTTGAGTGCGTTGACTTCTAGCACCACGTTGTTGTCATCTAGCTTTGCGAAATGTGCCATGCGCTACCTCAGAATGTAATTGTTCCGTTGCAAGTGAATGTATATACAATGTCACTGCCAGCCATTGTAATTGTAGGTGAACCTGTGAAGGAAGCTGCTGCTCTGCCGCTACGAACGATAGCTACGCCTGAACCGCCGTTCCACCCAACACTTGATGCGTTTTGAGTTCTTGAACCCCCGCCTCCATTACCAGTGTTAGCGGTAGCATTTCCCCCTGCGGTACTCGAATAATAGCCTTGACCACCAGAAGCGTACATTACCGCTGTTCCGGTTATTGTTGATACTAGACCCCCGCCGCCTAATGCCCCGAAAGGAGAAACATTTCCAGTATCATAACCAGCAGCACTTACTCCAGCAGACCCAGCGCCACCCCCACCGCCTCCCGACCAACCTGTTGTAAATGACGCAGTGCCACCGGGATTACCTTGTCCTGTTGTCGCGGTTCCCCCAGCAACAATGGTGGAATTAGTGTTGTTTGATGCCCCGCCGCCTGAACCCCCTGAACCACCAGCGGTAAAAGTTCCAGCGCCATAGCCGCCGCCAATCGTTGTTAAAGAGGTAGAGCCTCCTATAAATGACGAGTTTGTTCCAGCAGTTCCGTTCCCGCTTGTTTGAGTACCACCATTCCCCCCGCTACCAATAACGATGCTGTACGTAGTCCCAACAATGAAACCAACTGAGTTGAGCAACATACCTCCCGCACCGCCACCACCGCCCGACCCGCCACCGCCCCCTGCCACAAGCAAAAGATTGGACGCAGCAATAGTGTAGGCAAGCGGATTAAACGTCGCCGTGACATAACCACCGGGATATCGAAGTCCCATGTTAGACCTTACGAGGTGATCTGTTCAAACGTCGCTGTGAATGTCAGCGCACTCGCAGTACCAGAGAAAGCAGCAACAGACTGATTCTCAGTAATGTATACCGAGTTGGTCTTGTCGATGATAACCAGAGTCGCATTTGGCGGCACTGAAATCTGATACGCAGGATACGTAATCACAGTAGCTGAACCGAACGTACCATTGTTACCAATAGCAATCGTTGCAGTCACAGCACTAGATGTTGTATTCGCCGCTGTTATAGACGTAATACGGTTAACTGTACCCACCGCTGGTTTTAAGCCAGTAAGAGCAGTCGTGCCGTCATACGTCCACGAAGTAGTGGCAGTAGCTGCCGCCGAAGGGATAACGTAGCCGACGTTTCCGAAGATGCTGACTACGTTAACAATATTAGGGTTTGCCATTTATAGCTCCTTAGAATCCAAAAATCATCGCCATCGCAATGGCCTTACCTGTTGAAATACCACCTGATGCTGCAGACCATGTAGGAGCACTTGCACCGTTACTTGTTAACACCTGCCCCGCAGTGCCCGCAGCAGTAAACGCATACGCAGTGCCTGTGCCATAAGGTACAGCACCAGCAACTGGAGTAGCTGTTGCGTTCGTGCCGCCATTAGCGATTGGCAATGTACCTGTAACACCCGTAGTTAAAGGCAATCCAGTAGTATTAGTCAACGTGCCCGAGCTTGGCGTACCCAGCGCACCACCCGGAGCCACAAAGTCTGTACCCGCAGTAGCCGCAGTAAACGCTGATGTGCCATTACCTTTTAAAACGCCCGTCAAGGTCGCTGCACCCGTACCACCCGAAGCTACTGGGAGAGCAGAACCTAGCGTCATAGAAGACGCATAGTTAGTGACATCCAAGACGTTAGTAGCGTTGTTAAACACCACCATGGTCTTACCTGCCGGAACAGCTATACCTGTGCCTGAGGCGTTCTTGACCGTTACCGCATCTGCCAGACCATTATTTACAATGTATTGCTTTTCAATTGCAGGAACAATTAGGTTTCTTGCTCCGCCCGATGTACCTGTCAAATTTAAACGCAAATTACGAGCAGCCTGAGTTGCGTTAGTATCGGTAAGCGTTAGTGTTACATCAGCACTGGAAAACGCTACGTCCACACTACCTGTGATCGCTTCTTCAAGCGCCGTCCCCAGATTGGTGTTTGTAGTGGTTCCCCACGTACCCGCCTGCTCACCCGTGGTGATCAGCTCAATTTTTAAACTGCTGTATGTACTTGCCATATTAGTTCCTTATGCTACTTGGATCAGGACCCAGTTGGGATCTTGATAATCGTTGACCACGGACCACTTACGAATAGTAACTACTCCTACTGACCCAGTGCCTGCAACTCCAACTACATTTTCAATATGATTATAACTTACCGAAGGTGTGCCAATGCTGCCAATTGCTGCTACGCCAACTGGGAGAACTGATTCTCCCGTAGACACCCCAACTCCACCAACTGCAGAAACACCCTCTACCCCAGTTACTACAACTATTTCCTCAAATACCGGAATAACATCGCCAACACTGCCTGTTCCCTGTACACCAACAAGATTAATTGGTACAAATACCGTTCCTACTGAACCAGTGCCCTCTACGCCAGTAACCGAAATCGTTGGCGACAAAACTATTGTCGTATCACCTACTGCTCCTGTACCAGAAACACCCGTTGGGGTAAACACATCCCCAAAGAATAAAGTAGGAGTGCCAATTGCCCCGGTTCCTTGTACACCATCAGGTATTAGTACCACCTGCCTAGGTATAACTACCGTTCCAATTTCCCCTGTCCCTACAACTCCTACCGGATTAGCAGAAACAACGAATGAAACATTTCCTACACTACCTGTTCCTTCAACACCCGTAGGGATGACCGCTTCAACAATCCCGCCCCACGCGTTTTGGCCCCATGTGCCTGAACCCCAGCCAACCGTATTGGCAGCAGGAATCCCGCCCCACGTAGCATCATTCCATGCTCCTTCACCCCACGATTTAACGAGGTTCGGCACATTGTCTTCCTATTAAGCTATACGGATAATTGCAGTAGCGGCAGCAGGCGCAGGAAATTGAATCTGGAAGTCACCTGAACTAACCTGCTGATCGCCACCAAAACTCAATACTGCACAAGCTGGATCGCCAGCGGCTGTATCGTTATAAATGATAGCGCCACAACTAGTAAACGTAGCTGCAGACCATGTAGTATTGTCAAAATCACACACGGCTGTGGTGCTAGACGCTACAGGAGTAACTGAAACAAGTGTATTGCCGCCAGTGGTATAGCCACTACCACTAGCCACCTCATCTGAGTTACCTGTCAAGTTGGTGTAGCTAGTAGTTGCTGCACCATAGGTTCCTGTGCCAGCAGCAGTGGCTTTCATCAAAGCAATCTTAAAAGTATTGCCTGTGGAAGCCGTGAAATTGTGTACTGCCCTCAAGATCTCTACTTTAAAGGACGTAGGCATTGCTGTGGTTACGCTAATAGGCATCTTAATTCTCCAAAAGTTTAATTAGCTCAGGATGCCCTGCATCACGAAGCTTGTTTGCAATCGTAGTATTGTGAGAAACAACTGCTTGTTTCATGTATTTCACCAATACCGTACGAATCTGATCCCTAAAAATCTCCGCCTGATCGCGAAGAGCTGGATGGGAGCTTTCTCCAATATAGATAATCTTATCCAAGGCCATTTCTGCTACTTCTTCAGGCGTAAATCCGCGTCCAGATACCGTTATTGCAGTAATCTGTCCTAAAAGTGCGCCGCCACTAGTAAACATAACTAACCTTATGAAAATCTAAATATCGCAGAACTAAAATTATTTGGGGGTAGCGTAACCGCAAAGATCTGATTATTGCAAGTCTGATCCATCCCAAAATCCAATACTGCCACCGCCGTATTACTTCTAGTGCTATTGTAAATAAGAGCACCCCTAGCTGTAAACGTCGATCCGGGCCAAGACACCGTATTAAAGCTCAAAAAAACTACCCCAGAGGCCGACGTGGCTATTGTCACACCTGTAAGAGTATTGCCCCCAGCGGTGTAGCCATTACCCGTTACCTCATTTGTGGTCGAATAAGCCGTAGTGCCTGCACCCAACGAAGCTGAACTGGTGTACAACGCCATTTTAAGCGTATCGGCAGTCAGGTCTTGATCACCTTGCAAGACCTGCGACTTAAAACTGTTAGCAAATGCCTGAGTAATTGCCATTATGAAACCTTGTATTTAACTTGACCGTCACGGTATGCATCCCCGCGCTCAAGGCCATCACCCAACCGTTTAAGCTGCATGAGAGCCTCTTTAAACTTCGTCTCATAGGCCGCCATCACATCTGCTTCGCCCTTCATAAAGATATACGCCTCAACCAGTGAGCCATATAGCAACGCAGGGTCATAGTTATCCCCTAGCCATGTACGACCATCAGCGGCAGTAGTAATTGATTGTGGGTAATAGTAGTAATGCAATTCGGTTGTGTAATTTGCATCAGGCATTGGGCCTAATATCAATGCAAGCTCATCGGTTATCGCACCATTAGAGGTAGCTGGGCCAAAAATAGCATAGTATTTTGGTACGCCAGTAGCTGTAGGGGATGGATACATTTCACGAATGTAGTTTACATCCTTGTTTTGCAAATAGACGTACTCGCCATTTGCTTTTACTACAGCCAACGAAAACACCGATAAAAAATCAGTTGGGCAAGATAAATACTTATTGCCAGAGGTGAGTAAGCCTTCTACGTTTTTCCTAATAGCGGCTAGCTGCACTGTGTTGTATATGCGCTGCTCTGCTTGAGTAATAAACGTGTTCAACTCCACCGTAGTAAAACTATTTTCGGTGTAGTCAGCAATAGCCTCAATTAGTTCGTTGTAGGTCATGTAATCACTACCGTAACGGTTCCTAGTGCAAATGATCCAATTAAAGGAGGAGTCAACGCTGTTGGCTGCATACCCGTACTTTCAAATGTAGATGGCCCGGGGCCACCAACAAACACATTTACTTCGGTAGGACCTTGCGGCCTTGGTTGATATATTGCCTGTGGCTCATTCAACGTGCGCTTAGGTAAAAGCTGTGGGTGCTTTGGTTCGTAGCACTCCGGACAAACTTTAAACCCCGTCCACTCCTTTTTTAATTCCAAATACTTATACTGTTGCCCACACCTGTCGCATATGGCTATGGAATATTTGCCTGACGCATAACCACCCATAGCTGTTCCTAGTTACCCATGTCAGGAACCAAGTAGACACTTGCAATGTCTCTGTCTTCCTGTGCGGCACGTAGAAACTCTTCTTCATAAAACTGCTTTAGCATAACTACACGATCTGGAGCTTTTTTCAATGCAATATAGTAAGACAGACCTGCCGCCAAGCATGGCAAAAATCTAAATACGATATCAGTAGTATTTGAGTATGCGCCAGCGTCTTCAATACGACGAATAGCGTAGTAACGAAAGATATAAGACTGCGCCTGATCAGGCGTAGGATAAACGTATAGCTTAGGGCTTATTGTACGTTCAACGTAATACTGCGCGGGACGCGATTGCGTGTATTTATCAGGTAAGTTCAAATACTCATTACGACTGATTCGATCAATACTTATGTCCTGCTGTGTAGTCTGTCCAGAGTTTGTACGTATAACAGCGGACAATACATTCACGGTATCAGAAGGCAGCGTGTACTCCGCTTGCCCAATAACCATTGTCGTTTGACGTTGCTCAATGGTCCATAAATTCAAGCCCCTGTTTGCCCAATCAGCAAACAGGAGATTTAGTGATCGTCTAGCTGTAAGAATGTCATATCCGGTACGTGTCTCAAGGCCGCAGCGTTCATACGCTTCAGCAATAAGATCGTCAATATCAAGATTGAATGTCGATGTACCCGATGTAGCCATATTTTATTATCATTTCTTAGACGATTTTTTAGCCATACCACC